TTATTTTTTTTTTTTTTTTTGAAAAATGGCTTCCTTAATTGGTGAAAATCAAGGCCCGCCAAGATAGGGGTATACCAATGTAAATAACTGCCAATAAGTAACAGTAAGTGATGTTAAAATTTAATCTACTCTCCCCCCAGTAGGAGGAGTTCGATATTATTATAAACTATTATAGATGGTATTTGTCTATAAATCCTACTGTTACACTCTGTTGAATCACTAAAATAATTCTTGGAGGTAGGGAGTTGTTTTTATGAGGTGGTTGGGCTGTATGTAAACACACGTAAAATGTTGCCTGCGAAAGCTGATTGTATGGATGAAATGGTAGCTGCCACGTTAAGCGTGACACCTTCGGGGAATTCCCACACAAGAGATTCAGATGCACCATCCCGAATAATACCGCAATCATTAAAAGAAATAACGGCAGTACTACCATCAGTGTAGGTGGCTGTAAAGCTTGGAGCAGGGACCTGAGATACTTCATTGGAATTAGCTACGGCTATGCCATAGTATTTTCCTGTCACGGTAATTGCTGGTGAGGACGTAATATTATTTACACCCCCTAGTAAACCATAAGCAGTACTGAAAGGTACACGTGTACCATTCAGTGTCGAGACATTTAAAGTAACTACAGGTGGCGGAACAGATGGAATTACTGGACGATTAGGTCTCAAACTCTTCATTGGGGGAGGACCCACCAAGAAGTAAAACGAAAAATCATCGCCAGCAGCTTCGTATACGGATCTGGTAGAACTAGTGTCACCAAGTCCGGAATTGTTCATTACGCGGAGGTTCGTTCTAATATCACCGAAAATAGGTTCACCTGTATTTCCTACAACATCTCCTCTCACAACTTTATAATAGGGTGTTCTCACTTCGAACATACCCGAACAAAACTGATTTTGTTCAAAAATTGGTTGAGAAGTTGCGTCTCCAGCTCCATTTACTTTATAACCATCTGTATCCGATTCCACAGAAACGTAGGCGGAACAGACGTCAAAAGGCGTTGCTGGGAGGATTTTCACGGAGCTTGAACCATTCCAAAATCGATAAAGAAAAGAAGTTAAATAGAAGGGCGTAACAGGCAAAGGTGTTTGCACCGTTCCTAAATCTAACTTCCTTTCGCCAGTAGCATCATTTTCAACGAAAAATCTAGAACGGAAAGACGAAAAGTTAATATTCGTATTGATAAAGATAAAGGGACAAAACCGTTTAATCAATGATCTTAACGATAGAAAACTTTCGCCAACCGTCTGAGCATTAACGTTTGTTGATTTATGACTAGGTACTAGTAGATTTTGGTCAATTGGGTGATATATGGGCCCTACCATACCTTCTGCAACGAATTCACCTGTTTCGTCAAATCCCGGAAGCGGAGGAATTCCCGCTTTGCTTGTAAAACCTGGTGTCAAATTCAATAATTCTCTACCGGTACAGTAATCTTCACCAGCACTATGTGCTACTAAGAAATCTACTGAAGGGCTTACTGATGCAGGGAATGACAAAGCATTCAAAGCATATATCGCGCACGAACCTGTAATAGTTGAAATGGTGTTAGGATCGATATTTCCAAAACTATCATAAGCAACAGTGTTACGCCACGGTGTGTTTGATATAAAAGGTACGGCCACACGGAAATTTACATTACCAGGATCTTCTTGGTTACCTTTGAAATCGCAGATTACATTGTAATTTGTGGTCAAAAGATTTCCAATATTTTCAGGGACATCAGCTAACAAGGTTTCTGGAAGGAATACAACAGCAAAACGAGCTTTATGGTAATTAGACTTAACTACCATAATGTCGTAATTGATGGTACCCCTCCACTGTGTAGAGAAAGCTATGCTACTAAAACTAAAACCTGACAAGTAAAGTGTTTGAGAATCAGCGCCTGTGCCAAAAGAGTAAGAGGTCAGCGGACTTACTTCCCACTTATGAAGTAATGCACCATTAGTAAACGTAGTACTTGGTACATTTTTACGTGTGAAATAAGAAGGTCGACCTCTAACATACTTTAGGCACATCTCGTCTTTATCTTCTGGAATGAAGGAAGAGCCATCAATACCATTATCTTGGATTAACGCCAAGGTAGTGCTATCGTCTGTTCCTTCTGTGTGAAGCATAGTTGTGGCAGGTTTAATTACTCTTTTCTCTTGTTGTAATATTGAGATAGGTTTAGACCAACCAAAACTTGCAGCTGTGTGTTGAGCTGTTCGCGCTACCCAGCTAACCATTGAACAGGCTTGTCCTAGTAATGGTATGCCAGATAGAGCGTCAGACACTAAAGCAATACCTTTAGCGGCTTGTGAAACAGGTCCACGCACAGCTTCTTCTCCAGTAGAAGAAGTGGCAACTGGTTCTCTACGTCCTTGTGCTACAAACGTTACATCTTCTCCATTATTATGTACATTATATTCTGTGCCTGCTGTTCGGACTCCTGGGATTTCTATTTTAGTTACATCGAAGCCACGTTTTTGCAAACGAGTGACTTCATGAACATCCCTAGTATTAGATAAAACATCTTTTTGAGTAGGGGTATAGAATTCAGGGTTTATGAATCGGGCAAATACAGTATAACTTACACTAGCGGTTGAATCTGGTCCTCGAAGAGGCGAAATTACTTTCAAAAATACAGTACCAAATTGATTTTCTTCATTCTCTAGATCGAACAAATCATATATGTTAGCATACGGGCAAGTAATTTTGAAACTCGTCGAATTTTCGAGTGTTTGTATCGCACGGGGGTTAGTCGTTGAAGAGGCGAGGAACTGAGTACCGATCCTACGAAATTTACTAATCCTATCATAATATGGATTATATTCGAGCATAAGTGCTCCTTGTAGAAAGGGTTGTGCGTTCCATTTGACTTCAACTTCTAAATCAGACTTGAAATATTGATAATTCTGTAATTTATCGACTGTAATAGGTGAATTATTGAAAATGTCTTGAGGAAAATTAAATTTCTTCAAAACATTCACATTTTCAGCATTATAGTCAACTTTACTCAGAGTTATAGGGACTGCTGTTTGATTTGCGGTCCACTGAAATGTTCCAAGTTTGACGGGTCGTTCAAGAATAGACTTAATCTCATGTTTCGTAACATCATTCAACGCCATTGTAGTGGCAGTAGAAGGCATAGGAACAGAAGATTCAGCATCTTGAATATCTGTGAGGAGGTTTCCTCGGGTTGTGTCGACTGATCCGTCTCCGTCGACTGGAGACATAAATTCTGATTGATGAGAAGCGGTTATATTATACAAGTGGTTTGAATAACCATTAGTCCACAGGGTAGAGAGCTGTATCAGCAGAGCACAGCCACACTCTATTAACTTAGAATAGCAATATATACAAAGTATCTCTAACTATTATATTTATATACAAGATCACATTCTAAGGGAGCTACCAGTTAGGAACGTATTCACGTTCGGCATAGTGTAACGAGTTCACGCGATATTCGTCGCGTTGTTCAACATATGTTGGAACACGAAGAGGTACACCATGCCGAATACAAGCACGCTTTATGACATCGCTCCATTTGTCATAAACTGGTTTTGGATGAAGACCAAGTTCCATCAAGGCTGCACGGCAATTTTCAGCGGTTGCAGCAATGATGGCTTTGCCCTTCACCCAATTCGTCATATCAAGAATATTTTCCACAGGCATAGGTCCAAGATATGTCCCATCGGATTGTTCAACAAAATCACGCTTTAAGAACGACGTCTCATTGAGTGGTTTGCTAAGAAATTCCGATTCCGATTTTTGTTCATCAGTGTACGTGAGGCCCAAAGATTTGAGCACGCGCGTAATTGATTGTTGGTTGAACCAAGACAAAACCGAGTGCGACACAGATTTTATATCATCATCACCATAGGTGATTTCTGACACATGATCTGTGTAATCGCACGTAAGGGACATTCCTTGTTCTTGTTTGAGCATCAAATACGCCATTCTCATTACGATTGCATTGAAAATGGAGTTAATGATGACTGTTAGCGGATTACCTGAAGGTTGCGAGTGAGTTAAGCGAACAACTTCTTTGCCGACGAGAATTTCGGCACTAGCTATGTGTTCCCATAACGTGAATCGCAAAAGAGCATTCTCTTCTCCATCATCATACCAATCATTGATCTTTTCACAGATTTTATGCAGGATTTGATAATGCAGAGAGCCATCGAAGTTGGTGAAATCACCAGCTACCATGTTATCTCCTTTTTCCAACAGGTGGTGAGCCAACGCAGTCCATTCCAGCGAGTACGGATTTATACCGACTGCACATCCATTGTCAATTCTAGTTGACATAACGTGTGCAGCAAAATCCAGAAAGTACATACGCATCACAAGCACAAAATGCATAGGGCAAGCTTGAAAGATGCGAGTTTTGCCAGCATCGACTTTGTACAGAGGTCGTTTCTCATCTTTGAGAGTAGACATTGAGACCACGGGTGACCGTATGCCTCGTTTACTATCTTGGATGAGATTGTTAACATATTCAACAACTACAGGGTGATCGGTTACATAAGTGTCACCTTCACCCAACCATTCCGTTTTGCCTTTCTTGAGAGTCATAGTATTGAAAGGATATCCAGCACTTGTGGTTCTGTTAATGGGCCTTTTATAAGGATCACCATCAACTCCACAAATAGCTTCTGCAAGAGTATGAACAATACCTCGGTCATGATTCTTCCTGAACCCAGCGAACACATCGTTAGCTGCAATTTCAAGAATATCAGGATCGAGATAGGGTCTAGACTCCATGACTTTCATTATCCCCTTTTCCATAACATTGATTCTCTCACCATCAACTAAACATGATGTGAGATGAGCAGGTTTTGAAATTGGGGCTATGACTTCTCCGTGAATAGCTGAAGGTCGTAACTGCGTTTTAGTCGCCATTGGCGGGGCACGCGCAGTTCCAACCATCACACAGTCTCCTTTTTGTACCAAGGAAGGAACTTCCTCCCTTATAGTGTACAAACCTTGTGCAGTAGTACCCGCATCTCTCCCGTCAATTAAGTCGGAAGCGCGAATGTGAGCATGATGTATGAACTTTGCCAGATTAGCATCCAGCAATTCTCGTGTTACCACAGCACCCAGTGCTTTTGCTCCTCCACCACCTGCAACATGTATGCCAAGAATTTTGTTGTTTATCAGCCTGTTGCAAATGGAGAGAAGACCACCGCACATACCTGGTTCGGTGTCGCTTTCGTACACAATTGAATTACTGATACGCAATTGGTGTGTGCACTTACCAGTTTTACCTGGACAACTTGCAGCAGAGTGATGATTGTATTCAATGGGTTTAGTGTGAACTCTAAAGTTACTAGGATAGGATTCCTTAACAACAGTTCTACCACCCATCATATGAAACACAGTCATCACAAGGCTACCTTCACCAACAAATGATAGGTCTTTAGCAGAAATGAATTTGGACAGAATAGTTCCTCGACAATTAATCGCCGTGGGAAAACAAATCAGAGCCAAATCCAATGGACTGCCATCGGCCTTCACCATTTGGTAAATGCGACATTCCGAATATTTCACTTCCATCGACGGTGTTGTGCCGAATGGATTAGTGAGTCGGATTGTGTGATATGGATTATCGTTGTATTGTTGCAGACAAGTGTGACCAGTGGTCAACATGACTCTTCCTTGAATGAAAGTGCCATTTGCACTAGACACGTCCTTGTCTGAAACACATTCAACCCACATGGAATTTTTCAAGAGAGTGTGTGTCACTTGCTGAACTCGAGTTACATCTCCTTCAGCAGTGAAACTTGATCCTTGAATTATGTCACATTTTGCATTAACATTTCCGTTTTGCGCTACGGGCCTTGGTGGTGGAGCCCGCCTCGCATGTTCCCATGACTTGGATTGAGCCATAGGAGGAGTTGGAGTGTTTGCGTCCCATTCTTGGGCTTGTGCCAATGGTAGTTGGTAACGAGTTACCGAATACATATCGACACGAGCTGATGAGGTGACAATCTGCATAACACGAGACATGAGTTTACTAACATTAACTTTCATAGATTCCAAGCTAGAAATAACTTGGTGTGATGAAAGTTTTTCCATATAGTACATCAACATGTCTCCGTATGTAGGAAAGTCAACCAATTCACAAGCGGGACACTTGCGACATGGAGATAGTTGCTTCGAGGGGTTCGAAATGAAGTTACAAGGAGAACTCTTACTAAAGAATTCTCCAAGGAAATACAAAATGAGACCTCCCGTAGCCAAACCTCCAACAAGTACCTTAGATGTTGGTAGGTACTTCCACAAAGCATTTGTCGCACCAGAAAAGCACGCCAAGATGAAAGATGCACAAGCATGCAAAGCATTCTTGCTCACCTCTACACACTTAGCGAAACTCTTAGTGAGTTTGTCGTTGAAAGCAGAACACAGAGAACTGAACCTATCACGGAAAGATTGAAGACGCGTTCGGGCTGCCCTATAGGCATCCCCGAAAGGAGTCCAATCTTCGGATTCGTCCATTTTCTCTGATAATTCAGGTGTGTCAGATAAATCTCGAAGAAACCTTTCCTCATTGAAACATCTGTCCAACTGTGTCTGTTTTTCTTCCAGATCGGCAAGATGCTCCAAAGGAGCAGCTCCTGCCAAACTACGCCACTCACTATTGAGTTTCTCCTGATACTCAAAATGAGCATCCATCTTTTCTGTGTAGTAGTCAAAGAATTCGTTAATGGTCATGATTTTTGTTCCTGATACTGCACGACAATCAACCGTTCCTTGTGATTTGTCAGGTACTACATCGTACAAACTTATACGATAATGTTCCATAGCCAAAGCTTCCAACTCACTAGTAGATTTGTGCAGTGAGTCAGCAGCTGTAGCTGGATCATATTTGTAGTATTGTTTTCCAGTAGCGTCTATTCCTAGAGGTTTTCCATAAGCTGGATCAATAGAAACAGTCACATACATTCCAAATCGACGAAGGATTGAAGAAGGGTCGATCATGCTTTTGATATCAGGTGTTTGAGCATTTGCTGAAGCTAAGACATAGCGCGATGTAAAGTAGAATTTTCCTTTATTATGCGCTTCTGCCATATTCAGCGAGAAGGGACAACCTGATACTATACCTTGCAGGTCTTTGAACTCATGATTTGGGTTTTGGGGAGAATCAACCATGTTTCCATAGTCGTCCAGAACTAAAATGGGTTGACCTGAGTAGCCTTCCCAAAATTCTGAACAACTCCCCATTCTCCAATGAGCAGCAAGGTCTAAAGCAAGACCAGAATTCTTCAAGTAGCGATCGTACAATTTGCAGATGAGGATCTTAGTAAGAATAGTTTTTCCTACTCCAGGCTCACCATGCATGTACAACGCATACGGTTCCAGACGTGAAGAATACTGCAAAGCAGGAGAAGAGCGAGCGTGTTTAACTTGCTCGGAAACTTGCAAACGCAAGCTTTCGAGATATTTTTGACACTGTAAGTTCTTCTGTTGGATTGCTTGAGATCTCAGTGCACCAAGTTCTCGGTCAAGAGCAAGCACGTGATTCGCTATCTTTTCTGAATTGGCTATATACTTATAGTTCATTTCAGCAATGATAGTAACCGCGGCCTGCAATTGAGCTAAACGTGGACACAAACTGAGATATTCGAATTCTTCTTTCGACATGTTATGTACTTTCTTATAGTACACTTCAGTCAAATAGTTTGACAACCAGTCGAAAGTGTCTCGAACAGTCTTGAAACCAAGAGAAGCTCGTCCAATGGAAGTGAAATGTTTAGTCATTGCTGCGGGGGTAGGCATAATGCCTGAGCAGCAAAGACTTAACACTCCTGTAACGAAAGCCAAAAAGCTTGTTACCGGATACAAGTCATTGATACCTCCAGCCGAAGCCAGGAGGTCATCAACAAGTGATTCAGCAACAAACTCTTCTTCTTCTTCCCGTTGAAAACGAACTTCGTTTGCCGTGTCTGTGCGTGAAGGAAGTAAAGTCATGAGATCTGACAACGTGATGTTGAGATTTCTAGCAAGCAAAACTGAGTGAATAGTGGTATACATTAAGTTTCCTGAAGAAATACTTTTTGCAATACCAACTAAGCACAAAACGATGCTTACCATATCAACGGCAGAGGTGTCTTCAAACACTGACTTGAATGACTCAAGACTTTCAGTTATGGTATTGAAAGCCATTCCAATAGAGTCAATCGCACCAGGCAACCTTTGGGCTGTTGAACCAATGTTTGAACAAAAATTCAACAACCCTTGGGCTTCGAACTTCTGTTGTCGATTGGCTTTTCTTCTTCGTTTGTAGTCGCGTTTCTGTAACTCGAACTGACGCTGAGAATAATTCTCAGCGTTTATGTCCTTGTTACGATACGACTTAAGAACGCGTTCCAATTCCTTGATACGCGTTCTCAGTCGCTCCATTTCTTCTTCCGGGGGAAGCATCTTTGAGTGAACAGGACCAGGGTTAGTTTCCACATCTCCTGAAAGTAACAAATGCGATTCCTGAAGGGTCTCATTATGTGAACCTTCAAGAAGCGCATTCATTTTGAAGAAAGGGATGTGGTCTGGTATCTCCAACATAGGGTCTTTCCACCTGACAGAAAACTCGAAGAGTTCCATTTCAGAATAGTAATCCATTCTGAAACGAAACTCTCCAAAGTTACATGTCAAAGTGCAAATGACCTCATGCATGAGATGATCAGTGTTACGTCGCAAATTGGTTGGAGTGATTGGATAACGTACAAGAAGACATAGACAAAGCAGGTCGTTATACCTTGTTGGAACACGGTGGTATGGTAATCGTTTCCTCAATTCATCCAGCATTACGTCAACGGTCTCAAAAGAAACCGTTTTGAGAGCAATGCTGAAAAATTTGAGCAAAGAACGTTCCAACAAGGTACTGGTGGGTTCATAGTGTCTGAACTTAAGATTCTCAAGTTCAGCCATTATGGAATGCAGGATAAAATCCTCAGTGTCGTCAACAAGATCGGGTAGAGCCAGGGAAAACCAACACGTTTCATCAATAAGGGAACTCATCATGGAAAAGTGGGGGGGGACAAAACAAGACAAAACAAACACAAAACATAAATCCTTAAGCTAGTGCAAGTACAATCAAGAATAGACTACAGAGAGTACTTGAATGATCACTTTAATCGGTAGAAACAAATTAAGTGCAATCATTCCTGGTTGGGACAAGAACTACGCATAGTCTATTCAAAAGTCAATTAAATTGTATTATATCATCGAAAATCGCAATCAATTAAGTTCACGTGTGCAGCTAAGCATCTCGTCCTCGTAGAAAAACTACCTATTGGACGGTAAAACACGATGTTCCTCGCATATCATCAAAAATATACAGAGGTAGTCTACACTTTCCGAATTAACAATATTCATCAATTGGCTAAGAATAGGGATCCTACTTTACTTAAATTGCCCCTGGCTCGCCGAGCACATGATACAATCGCATACTCAAAGAGTACTATTCTATCAAAATACTTGCAACTAAACTAAAGGGCCTTAAAACTAGTAGGTGTGAAAAATTTCACAAAATTTCCTAACACTAATACGAGAATCATAGCTAAGTACAATCGTCGATTCCATCTGTACAAAATTCTGATTCAAGTTAAAATGTTCCTGAAAGGGAAATTCACCATTTGGCAAAATCCATCACGCTAACACACTTATTTAAATGTGTGCGGGTTTAATCGCTAAATAACTATGATGGCAGGGTCCTGGGAGTCCAACTCCCAAATACGAGAATCATAGCTAAGTACAATCGTCGCG